GATCAGTGGTGGGTTATCATCAATACTAAGGTACAGATGAAGCCATACATGAAAGAGATCCTGCTAGCCGACTTTACTTCGCGTGGACTTTCTAAGCTAGAAGAAGAACAAAGGTATAATGACACGTTACGCATCTTTGGTATAAAGTGGTAAGCTTAAGTTTACCTTTATGCTATAATTACTAATGCTAACTTAATGTGAGGAGGCCACAAATTGGCAATCAATATAACGTTTAACGGGGCTACAATATTTAAGCCAGGTGCCTATAGCCGCACAAACATCGATCTCGGCGGTGGTTTTCCTCTTGGACCAGCGGGATTGGTTGCTGTTATTGGCGAAGCTGACGCTGGTGCGCCAGGTGCTCAAGAGATCAACTTAGCAAACAACCGCTTCTCTGCAGATCAGCTTACGCAGATCCGCTCTAAGTATCGCTCGGGACCAATCCCTGATGCTGCTGGTATGCTGTTTGCTCCAGCTTCTGATGCTGCAATTCCTTCTGGCGCACAAACCGTTTGGTTCTATAAAACCAACGCTTCTGTTCGCGCTTCGCTTGCTCTTGCTAGTACCTATGGTACAGTTCGTGCTCGTGAATGGGGTATCGGTGGTAACCGCGTATCTTTTACATCTACTCTAGTGTCTGAAACAGCACCAACCACTGCCTCTTCTGCAGCTTTTGATGAAACTACGCTGGCAGCTGGTGATAAGCTTGGTCTTCGCATCAACGGTGGATCGCTGAACACCTTTACTGCACCAGTTATCGCAAATAATGCAGCCCTTATTGCAGCCCTTGCTAACGCAAGTAACTGGTCTGCTGGTTTGCCAACCGGTATCACTATCACTGTTGGCGGTGTTGACGGCGCATCGACTATCTCTTTCACTCTTACTGCCGCTGCAACTCAGCATCAGTTGGGTTGGGGTCGTAGCTTTGAACTTGCAACCGGTGCACCTGACGCTCTTGTCAAGATGAACCTGACTGCTGGTCTTAAGACTGCTGCTGTTGAGCCAAGCGTTACACTGAAGCTTGACCAGAAGCGCGACAATATCCAAGAAGAAGATAGCATGGGTGGCGCTATCGTTTTGACTATCGGTCATGACGGAACTGGTTCGCCAACGTCTGCTACTGTAACTATCGACGATGACAATATCGTACTCAATATTAACGGTTCTCCAGAACACACTCTTCCTAAGTCTTCGTACGCGACACTTAAGGATTTGGTTGATGAGCTGAACCTTACTACTTACGGTGGATGGAGCGCTGCTCTTAGCAATGCACTCTATAATCAGCTGAGCCTGGATGTGCTTGATCATGTCACCACTGTTGGTGCACTTGCATCTGGCGCTGGACTTAAACCAGCTCGTATCAAGAAAGATGCTGATGAAGTTGCTGACTTTTTTGATCTTTCTATCATCGCTGAGATGGTAAACCAAGAACAACTTGGTCTTCCAAATGCTCTCGCTGAGAGTCTTTTGGCTGGCGGTGCACGCGGTGCAACGACTGCAGCAGAGATCGTGAACGCTCTTACTAAGTTTGAAAAGTTCCATGTGAACTTCATTGTTCCACTGTTCTCGCGCGATGCTGCTGACGATATCGCTGATGGTCTGACCGACTCCCTGTCGACATACACCATCGCTGGTATTCACCAAGCAGTTAAGACACATATCTCGTTGATGAAGACAACTAAGAAGAGAAGTGAGCGTCAAGGATTCTTGTCGATCAAGGATACATACAATGACAGCAAAGTGGCCATTGCTACAATGGCTACCGGCGACATACAAATGGTGATCCAAGATACTCGTAATGTTGATGCTCAAGGCGCCATCAAGTGGTTCCAGCCATGGTCGCTTGCCGCTCTGTTGGCAGGTGCTCGCAGCGGTGCTCCTATCGGTGAGCCAATGACCTTCAAGTTCCTGAACTGCTCTGGTATTCGCCATACTGCGCAAGCAATGTCGACCCCAGACGCCGACATCGTGATTGATTTTGATCCAGATCTTCAGTACGATGATGCTATCCAAGCAGGTCTTACCTTCATGGAAGCTCCTCAAACTGGTGGTTTCCGTGTAGTCGTGGATAACACGACCTACGGTCGCGATAACAACTGGGTATTCAACCGCGGTAACGTTCTTTATGCTGCAAATATTGTGGCATTCAACCTGCGCAACACTCTTGAGTCTGCGTTCGTTGGCCGTAAGAACACGGTTACAACTGCTGATATCGCAGGCGTCGCATCTAGCGCACTCGCAACTTTCCTTGCACAAGGTATCACGGTGAGTACACCAGATGCTCCACAAGGATATAAGAAGCTTACTGTACGTATCGAAGGTAATACCATCTACGTCGAAGTTACTATCAAGCTGGTTGAAGGTATCGACTTCGTGTTGACCGACATCACGCTGGAACGCGCAAGCGCTTAAGTTTAAAAGCTGAAGAAGCTCCAGGGAGTAATCTCTGGAGCTTTTACTTTTTCTATGATAATATTGAAACTGGTCCACTCGGACTTAAAAATGTCTAGGTAACGAGGAACCGCAACCTCAAAGGGAGAATTTATGGCTAAGATGAAACCAGGTTTTATTACTGGTGCGAACGCGAAGATTAAGTTGTTTAATAAGACTGTTGCTTACTGTGCTGATGTTGCTTACAACATCACTGTTCAGACGATTCCTATCGAATCGATGGGTAAATATGAGGTTCACTCGAATGAACCAGTTTCTTACTCTGTGGACGGTAGCTTCTCTATCATTCGCTACACCAAGCGCGCAAGCTCTGGTGCTGAAGGCGGAAAGATTAAGGACGTTGCTTCTGGTAAGGGTAACTCGCCAGCAGAGATCGATGATGGTGCAAACGGTGATGCTATGCAACACCTCAATCCAGCAAAACTCCTTGCTTCTCAAACTTTTGATCTTGAGATCTATGAGAAGAATGCTAACGGCGAAACACAAGTATTTCTTATCCAAGATTGTCGCCTTACCCGTCGTGGTATGACGCTGAACAAGCGCGGCGTGATGGTTGACAACTATGCATATGTTGGTATTCTTGCAACGGATACTGATATCGCAACCGCTGAGCAGACCGGTAACAGCGGATCTACTGACCTCAGCTAATTGAGGACTTATGTCTAATCGTGTCCCATTCTTTCTTACTGGTGCAAACGCTAAAATCTTGTTAAACAACAAGACGATGGCGTTTGCAACCAATGTATCTTATAAGATCTCTGTGAAGCATGCTTCACCACGAGTGCTTGGAAGATTTGAAGTTGAGGTTCACGAACCTCTTGCATACGATGTTAGTGGTAGTTTTACTATTATTCGCTATTCAAGAGGTCTCAAAGACTTTCTTAAGAATGCTGGATACGCTTCCCCAGAAGATACAAATCAAAAAGGTAACGGCATCGGTAGCTACGGAAACAGTTCGTTTGGTGGAGCTATCGGTGCAGCACTTGGACTTCCCACAGCAGATGGACAATTTGACGGTAAAGCAAACGAAGCGTTTGTTCCTAGTCGCATGTATCAGTCCGCTATGTTCGATATTGAAATAAGACAAAAACTTCCAGATGGTGATGAGGTTAAGGTTGTTCTTCTTCGTAACTGTCGCATGGAAGAAAGTACTTTTACATTAAATAAACGCGGTGTAGCTACAGAGACTATCTCATTTAAAGCACGCTACGCAGACAATGATACGTTTGTTGCTCATAAGTCTGGTGTTGGACAGGAGTTGTCCTAATGTCTGGTCCGATTAAAAATGCGTTCGATGATTCCATATCTACAACTGTTGCAGAACAGCTTTTAAATAGTGCAGTTGGAGCCTCGTCTCCATTAAATAACTATGCTCGCTACATGACTGGCTCAAGAGCGGTTATTAAAGTAAATGGCAAGTTGTTTGGTTTTGCTTTTGCTGTTAACTACAATATATCAACAGCCGCAGATGAAAACTGGACAATCGACGATCCAACTCCATATGAGCTGATGCCAAGTAGGCTTCAGGTCTCTGGTACACTGGGTATGTTTCACATACCTGGAAAAGGTCCAACTAAAGAGTTGGTTCAAGCAAACCTATACTCTTACCTAATGCACAAATATATAACTATCGAGATAAGTGACCAGATGACTGGGCAAAAGATCTTTAAAACGGATCGGGCCATGATTACTGGAAAAACCCAAAGCTTGGTAGCTGGTGAAATATCTACTATCCAATTAACCTGGAAAGCTATAGGATGGATTGATGAGCTTACGCCTAATCTTCCAGATGGCGCAGACTCAGCTAATGGCAAAGATGAAAGTGGCAATATCGTTGCATCTGCTAGCAGATTTGTCAGTGGGCTCTTCTAATTAGTATAATCCTATAAACAGTCTAGGAGTTTAACTTGTACAATTCTTTACCTAAGAATGAAAAATCGTTTGACATCGATATGCACGGTGACGTAACCGGTCTTCAATACAAGGGGACCTTTACTGCACGCTGCGTACTTAGTATCGCTAGCCGTCACGCCATGGAGCTTGAAAAAACTCGTCTCATGGCAGACTATGCAAACCCTTCTAATGGTTTGGCAGGTATCGCAATCGCTCTTTCCTCAATTCGCGCTAAGATCGTAGAAGGTCCAGCATGGTGGAAAGACAGTGATGGTGGTGCTAACCTGCTCGATGAAAATGTCATCTTCCGTCTATATGATGAGTGCAACAAGTTGGAAGCAACTTGGAAAAAAGAGCTCAAAAAAGACGGCGAGGAAGCCCAAAAGGGAAACGCCCAACCGGAGAGCTAAAAGACTCGCTCTCCGTATTCGAGCAAATTCAAGAACTAGCCTATAGAGATGCTAGAACCCACGTGGGTGAGAAGCATTATCTTCTATTCCTCATGTCTTGGTGGAGCGATAAGTATAATCGTCCACTGAAAGATCCTATTCTTGCATCCTATACACTAGAAGAGCTATCTTACGAGTACTGCTTGAGCAATGAGCGCTTTACTGCTCAAAAAGAGCGTGATGAACAAGAGAGTGATAAGATAGAAGAGGCCAAAGCGAAAGCCGACGAAGAGTGGGCTAACCAGATGGAAGACGAGGACGAGGGTGATGAGCCTGCAGCTCCAAAGTATTCCAACCCTATAGACAATCCTGAAAACATCAAGTGGATGCAGGAAGAGATAGAGCGAAATAAGCAAGAGTATGGCGAAGACTTTGGTGACGATTTTGACATCAGTTTTTAAGGTGATATATGGCTGATTTTGGGGATATTAAAAACAAGAATGACATATTGAATGCCAAGGGAGCTGAACTTCTCAAGGTTCGTCAAGAGCGTCTTGAAAATAAATCTGTTACTGAAGTTAAGTTGCTTGAAAAGCTTAAACAAGATCAAGCAGAGATCGATAAGCTATCAGCTAACATATCTCAAGACTTTGATAAGAAGCTTGCAGAGATAACTCGTCTAAGCAAGAGGATGGAAGAGGCTAAGAATGCTCTTGCTCAAGCTGCGCAAGGTCGTATCTACGGTGCAGAGAAGTCATTTCAGCAAGGTGTTCGCACCTCAATGTCGCCATCTCAGACATTGTCAGATATTGCCGCCGCATCACGACAATCCTCAATTCTCGGTGGATCTATTGCAACAGCAAGAACTAGTAGCACCTCAGAAATCGAAGACTCGATAGCACGCAATAGAGCAGAGCTTGCTCGTAGATCTGAGGCTATTCGTGAAACAGCTGCACACGTTCAAGGTAATGAAGGCACAATCGGTCAACAGATGATTGAGCGCCAAAAATTAATTCAACAAATTGCTCAAGAACAAGCTGCTCTTGGTGCTCAGAAGAGAATGGGTATTGATATAACTAGTCAGTACTATAAAGCATCTGATGTAACAGCTCAAGCACAAAAAGAGCAAGAGCTTAGCCAGATAAAGAAAGATGCTGAGACTGGAAAATTTGGAAGTAAAAAACAAGTTGAAGAACAGCTTGAGGCTTCTACTAAAAGACTTATTGCCACGTTTGGTGCATTTGATGCAGCAATAAAATCTGGCGCAAAAAATACTAGCGATTTAGCTAAAAAGTTCGAAGAAGCCCAGAAGGACTATGATCGTCAAAAGTCTATCCTTAAAGAGATGGGTGGTGGCGGACCTTCTGGTATTCAAGTTGCTGCAGGTATTATAGGTAACTTAGGAACTGTTGCTCAGGGTGTTGGACAAGCATATCGCCACATTGGCGTTACTTCAGAAAATGCTCAGCAAGGAAACAGAATTGGTTTCGCTCAGCTTGCAAACACTCGATTTGATGATGTGTATGGCGCTACTCAAGGGAATATGTCTGCTCTGCGTCGTGTAAGTCAAAATACATATGCTGAGCAAATACAGCGCGGTTTGTTGATGGGTGGTCGCGAGGATGTCGCAAAGCTTCTTGAGACAGCTGGTACAGGTGCTAAAGCAGCTGGCACAGCGCTTGACACAATGACTGGTCCTCAAGGTATTTGGGCTGGTGTTAAAGGCTTCTTTGCTGGCGGTAACGTTGGCGCTGCGGCTGCGAACGTGACATCTGGTCTTGCGCAAGCTACACCAGACGCAGTTGAGTTTGCTAAGAATGCTGCTGACTATAGCAAAAACAATACACAGGCTGCAACATTTCTTCAGTCTGCTAATCAGCAACGCCAGCTGCAAGATACACTTGCAAAGATATCAGATTTCACTTCTCAAACTACAGCAGACTACAACAAGAATCTTACTTTTAGTACTCGTGGTCTTGGTGGTGGACGAGGTGGACTTCAGTCTGCATTAACAAGTCCAGAAACCATAGATGCACTAGCACAAGCAGGCGTAGGAATAAAAGATATTCCTGGTCTTGTTGGTGCAGGTAGATCTGCTCTTGGTCGTCAGTTTGGTATGGGTGACATATCAAAATCTGCTATGTATTCGCAGGCAGGCTATTTTGACAGTCCTGAGCAGTTTATGCAGGCTCGCGGTGCAATGTCTGCTGCTGGTGGAACTAATAAAGACTTAGAAGATATACTTAAAAATGCTGTTGCTAACGGCATGGACTCTTCTAAGAACATCATGGAAATGGTGCAAGCAACCACATCCCTGTCGCAGCGCTCTGCAGCAATGGGCATCAATGTGTTTGGTGGTGCTGCAGCAGGACTTGGTAAAGGAATAGATGCTCTGCGCGCTAGTGGTGTATCAGAAAACATGGCAACTGTTGCGGCTCAAAATGCTGCTAACTTCATGAACGATACTGCTCAATCTCGTGATCTAACACTAGATAACGTTATTGAAACAGCAAGATTAAGACGAGCTTTTCCAGATGCTAAACTCTGGCAAATGGAAGCCATGCAGACAGTTAATCCTGCAGAAGCTAGAGAGCTAAGAGATCTATATAAAAAAGGCGATACTAGTGGTGCTAAATCGCTTGGTAAAAAACTTGGTATCGGAGATGCCGTTAAAGATTTAGCGGGCGCTGAAGCACTATTTGAATCAACGAACGAACAATCAACTAGATCGTTGACTGGCTTTGGTATCGATAGAGGACTTGAAGAGAGTGTTCAGGAAGCTCGCAGATCGGGTCGTCCGCTAACAGATGAAGAGCAAGCTTTTGTTAACTCTGCTGGTCGTCGTCGCGGTGTGTCTGGTGAAGCCGCAACTGCTTATGTAAGTGGTGGTGCTGGTGCACGACAGGGATCGATATCTGGTGGAGCACCAGGTGGAATTGTTGGTGGCGGTGAAAAGCAAATTTCTGCAGCTGCTGTTGGCGATGCTAAGCTATTTGCAGATGGTGTAGAAAACTTTAATAAAGCAATTGGTGGTTTGGCTAACCTTGGCGAAACCATGAAGAAAATCACCGAAGTACTTAAACCAGAAGAGTTCTCTAAGGCAACTGCTGGTGCTGCAAAAGAGTTTAATATCCCAGTAAATGCTTTTGGTAAAAGCGTAACACAATTTGATAATGCAGTTAGTAAACTGGTTGATGCAGTTAAAGATATGTTGAAGAATAAGCCTACTGAAAAAGGAATGAATGATCTCCTTAATCAGGTAAACATGAATCAGGTTCTTAAATGACACATAAGACAAAAATAGTAACACCACATGGTGGCGTTCTTATCTGGAATTACAATGACCGCATGGGTGCAAGCCCACACGGCAATGTAAACGAGATAGACCAGATATTTATCAACACTACGTCACTCATATCTGTAACAACTAATAAGAATAAGAGCTCTCCTGCTGGTAGTTTTGAGTTTCGCTTAGCACCAAACTATAACTGGGTAGCAAGAATTACTCCAGGCAGCTGGTGCGTCATCTTGATGTCACAGAACAAACCGATTCCTCAGATAGATCCTGATAATGTTGGGTTTGCTGATCCAGATTTGGTTAAGATGCTTGGGCGAATTGATTCTGTTCGTGCGGTTGTAGAAGTAGATCAGGAAACTGGTGCTCGACGCACTATGTATGTAGTTACAGGCCAAGACTGGTGTAGTGTGTTTGATACAAAACTATACATAGACCCTATTGTTAGAAACAACAACTTAGAAAAACTTACTGCCATTGGTCAATCTACACGAATTGCATTTGATAACTTTATTACTAGCTGGGTAGATGATAAGACAAATGTGTTGCCTTCTTCGTCTCAAGTTATTTCTGCTTTGATTGACTTGTGGGGTGCACCACTACTAGACATATCTACAAGTGTAGGCTCACTCAGTGGTTCTCCAGGAATTCAACTTGACAAGAACCCTGTATTCTCTTCTGAAGCGCAATTCCAGATTCCTACTAAGGTTGCGCAGTATATGGGTTTTGGTGGGTTACTTGGTGGCATCACCGGTGGTTCTATAAATTTCTCTAAGATTATTACGCGATATGATGGAGTGTTAAAGTCATACGATACATACTCTGGCGATAATAAAGAGGCACTAGGCTTTCCAGATCCTGCTTCTTTCTTTAAGGTAAACTCTTTCTGGCAGATGCTTGTCGATAACTGTAATCCTGTTGTTAATGAATTAGTCACTGATCTTCGTTGGGAATCTGATGGCAGTGCAAAGCTTGCATTATATAAAAGAGTAAAGCCATTCTTAAATAGATCAACATTTGAGAGTTCTGATGCTCCAGAAGTTATCAAAAATACATCTAAGTTTTCTAACGTTCGTCGAATAGAGATACCAACTGAAGATATCGTTGCTATTAACGCTGGGACCAACTGGCGAGACAAGATCAACTTCATAGAGATACGTCCTCAGCCACAGCTTAATGATACAAACTTTGAAAACGCCGTCAAGCTTGATAGTCAGGTTATTGATAGAACCGCATATGAGCGCGATGGCTTTAAGCCGCTTATTCAATCAGTGCAGTACATGCCGTTTGATGGTTCTAAACCAGCTCCACTAAAATGTATAGAGTGGAAATACCTATTAAAAGAGTGGTATTTCAATACGCACCTTATGCTAAACGGCTCAATGACAATAATTGGTCAAAATCAGTACATACAAGTTGGCGACAACATAATGATTGATGCAGGTGTTTTAGGCTCAGGGATATTAAACATCAAACAGCAAGACAAGACAACGTATTTGTTAGCTCATGTCGAGGGTGTATCTCATAATTTTGGCGTAAACTCAGAAACTGGTGCAAGAAGCTTTTCAACCACTATTCGTTTTGTTCGTGGTGTTATAACTAATAAAAATGGACAGATAGTTGGTAGCGATCAGTTGGAAGGTGCGATCGACATGAAAGCACAAACCATTGGTGGCGGCGAAGAGAAGAATAAGAATGTGGTATATAACTCTACGATCACAGATCCAGAGCATGTGAAAGGTCACTAATGGATTATTCAGTACGAGACAGTAGTATTCTTCAAGACAGAAATGCTTTCAGAGTGTTTGATGAGCAGGACTGTGCTGTTCGTGTTGGTATTGTTCGTGAAGAGCGTACAGTCCAAGACGGAACAACTAGATATATCGTCGAAGTTGCTTCTGGTGGTCGTCAGATACCCGTATCGTGCGTCTTCCTTACCAGGTTTGGTGGAGCATTTAATTTTGAAGAATATAGGCTTAGACCATGGGTTAGCAAATTCCCATCAAACCTTCTTCCTCCTTCTTCTGCTGATAAGTTTAGCTTAAGGTCTGGAGATGTTGTTCTTGTTGCATATATCGAAGGACAAGCACGTGAAGGCGTTATATTAGGTGGACTTAATCATCCAGCACGAAAAGAAAAAACAAAAGCTGGTAACATAGAATACGTATCTATGTTTAACGGTCTGGAAACCCAGATTCGCAAAGATGGTAGTTATAAAGTTACATTTAAGGGTAGTCCAATAAATGAGGCCCTACTTATGACTCCCCCAACAGGATCTCCCATACCGGAGCCAGCATTTAATCCAGTTATATCTGGCTCATATTTTGGTTTTGATAAGGAAGGTAGCTATGTTGTATCGGATGGTAAGCAGTTTATCAAAATAACCAAAAATCCGACCTCTGGCTCTATTGTTCTAGTGTCTGGTAAAAACAGAATTGATCTAGGCGGAAATGCTGCTCAAGGTGCTATGGGACTGAAGACGGACAAGCTATCTATTGAAACCATGTCGACGTCTATTAAAGCAGCTACAGATGTCAAGATTGAAAGCAATAAGCAGGTTAGTATTAAAGCCACACAGATAGCTATCGGAAACAGTCAGTTTGAATTATTTGACGGACTGGATAAGTTAATAACCGCTTTAGGTGGCCTGGTAATTAATAGCCCTGTTGGTACATGTACACCATTTATGTCTGCTCCTACATGGGCATCTGACGTAGTACCGCTGCAAACAAAGATAAAAGCTCTAGTATCTTCGCTGGCTAGCGCAGAAGCCGTATCGCCATCCGATGAGGGAGACATTACTCTAGGTGACGAGGTAGGAAGTTAAGTTAGTGTGCTATATAATTAAGGCTTGAGGTGATAAATGAGTCTTCCATCTGTACAGTCAGCTATATCTGCCGCTAAGTCTGCTTTAGGCGGATCAACCTCTATGGTTGGTATCCAGACCTCAATTCAAGAGCCATATACAGTAACACCATCTAACTGGTATAAGTCTTTACCATATGGTTTTGCTTTTTACAGCATTGATAGCAAAGAATCTAGTGCACCTAAAAGCGTGATATATCTTCCCATATCACCAAACAACCTAACAGTGACTACGCAATTTGCCACAAACATCGTTACAACGCTGTATGGCATTATTGAAGAACACTCTGAGGTTCGATATCACGACATCACTATCTCTGGAAACACGGGTTACGCACCGCGCTTCGTCGCTCCTTTTGAAGGTGGAGTTAGAAATGACCAATCTCAATCAATTGGTCGCACCGCATTCTCAGGATCAGGAGTTGATTTAGGTGGATTTCTTCCAGAAGTTACAAACACAATTAATCAAGCACTCGATGTGTTTAATGATATTAGCAATACGGTTACAGGTAGCTCTGGTAACTCTACCGGTATTACGGCTGATAAATCTGGCTATGTGGCTTTTCATAATCTTAGGAAGTTCTTCCTAAAGTATAAGCAGGATGCAGCTCAACTAGAGGCTAGCAAACAATCAGTTGCATCACCAGTAAAGATACCAGTACAGCGAACACAGCCTGTGCGAAAAGTTCATCCAATTCAGTTCTTAAATTATAAAGATGGACTGAAATATGATTGTGTGCCAATTAGCTTCACAATGACACGCTCTGCAGACAACCCAATGCTCTATAACTATAACATCAGGCTGCGAGCATTCAATGAGCAGAACGTGAATGAAAAGCTATTAGCAGTAGACCAAAGAAGAGCAGAGCTTGGTCTTGATGGTCTTGAAGGGCAAAACCTATTTACCAAGATGACTAGTGTGGCTGGAAATGCTGCTACAGTTATCAGTGCATTAATCTAAGGACCGATATGGCTCTTATCGATAAAGCTTTTAGCAGCATTGGAAACCTAAAGCTATGGTACAACAGTAAATCTGGCATTTCACTGAAGATGTGTGATGTGCCGGAGATCATTCCATTGCGTTGGGCATACTTTCGCGACAACTGGGAATTCCTGCTTCCAACTGTTAAAGCTAAGATGTCAAGTTACAGCTATCCAGATCAACTAGAATCTGAGCTGAATAACTTTACACGCTTTATTCAGGTTCAGCGAAACAACATGAATAAAAACATAAATCCATTTGCTAAGAGCTCCATTCTTCCAGATTTCTACAGTGTATGGGAAAACATCGAGATAACTTCGCTACAGACCACGCGTCAGGAAAACGACCTTATTCAAAGTAAGCTCAACACAGTGATGCGCTATATAAAAACAGACTTTATCAAGATACGATCAGATATCGCAGCAGCAAGAGATGAGCTTGCAGATATAACTGGAACAGAAGACAGCAATTATAACGAAACATTTAAGCGAAGCAGTGTCCGTACATTGCG